CGATGGCAGAGCTTGCCAGAACCCTTAAAGATCCTGCATTGGTATCTGCCACAAACGCCATAACCCAAGGTCTGATAGGCGGGTTCAATATCGCTCTGCAAGCTGCTGTTAAAACGTTCAAGTTTATTCGAGGGCAGCTAATTCAAATTGGCGCGATAAATCCAAACGGAAGCGTGCAGGATGTGCAAACAGTTTTGGAAGGACAACTTAGACAAGCGCAAAGGGGATCAAGTTTGCTGCTGCCAGGAGAAGCCGCCGGAGAACTATCTTCCGTTGAAATGGCTAATGCTATGGCCGCTAGAGAAGCAGCAAAGGCCAGAATACCATTACTTCAGAAACAGCTTGAGCTTGTACGAGCATTGGCGGATGAAGAAATAAAAGCGCTCAACGCTAGGATTGATGCTGAAATAAAGGCAGAACAAAAACCAGAAAAATCTAGAGGGTCAGGAAGGGCTCCAAAAAAAGAAGAATCATTGGAGTCATATATTGCAAGTCTTCGGGAATCTCAAAATGCAATGCGTGCTGCGGCTTTGGCTGAATGGCAGAAAGACCTTCTGAGTGAGACTGACAAAATTCTAAAAAAATCTGCCGATAATGCTGCAGATCAAGTCCTTGAGTCTGTAGCGGAGTCTTACAAAAATAATTTTGTAGAACAGTTTACAGAGCTGACGGACTTTGCGCGAGAAGCTGCACAGGGAATGCAATCCGTTTTTGCAAACTTTCTCTTTGATCCATTCAAAGAGGGCCTAAAAGGAATGCTTAGGGGCTTCGTGGATATCATACGCCGCATGATAGCCGAGCTGCTGGCAAGGCAGTTGCTGATAGCATTTTTCAGCGCTTTTGCCGGCGGCACTGGGCCGATTGCTGCGATGGCTTCAGCCGCCGTGTCTGGCCTTCAAGGACGGGCCAAAGGTGGCCCTGTCACTGGCAGCACGCCATACATGGTCGGTGAGCGCGGCCCAGAGTTGTTCGTTCCATCAACCTCTGGCACAATCATCCCGAATGGGTCTGGCATGGGCGGTGGTGTGAATATCGCCTACAACATTGATGCGCGCGGAGCGTCTGCTGATATGCAAAAAGCACTGCCATCTATTCTAAAAGAGAACAATAGGCGCATCTTTGAAGAGCTCGACCGTCGCTATGGGATAGGAAGATGACCGACTATATCCTTCCGCCCGACCTTGTTGGCGCTAGTGTTGAGTGGACCCTGACTGACAACACTGCGGTATTCCAATCTCCGCTATCCGGTACCACGCGGACAGTAAGTCGCCCAGGCACTCGCTGGAGCGCTCGGATTGTATTTCGCGGAGTCTCCGGGCAAAAGCGTAGACGCTTGATGTCCCTGCTTGCCATTTTGCGCGGTCGCGCCAATCGGCTGTATGTCACCGATCCGGCTTACACTCTTGCAGGGTCATTTGCCTGTCCCGAGCTGCTGACCAATCAATCTGCGGTACTCAATACGACCGGCTGGGCCAGCAGCAATGCAGAATTGGCGCTGTCAGCGGACTCACATCTCGGGTTGCGACTTACGCGCACCGGAGTGACGGCAGATCGCTATGCGTATCAATCTGCGGTAACAACCGTCACTTCAGCACCTTACGCCTACCGTATGCTGCTGCTTGCCGGCCGTGGCAATGCGCGCGCCTCGCTCGAGGCTGGTACGACACAGGGCGGGACCGATGTTCTAAATGGCGCGACTCGCACCGAAAATGGCTACTATGTTGATTCTTTCGCCGCATCCGGCACTTCGACGCATCTCTCCATTTACGATTACATCTCCGGTCGCGCTACCGGAGAATTCCAGTTTATTCCGTGGGCATCTGCCGCGCGCTGCGCGCTTGTCAATGGCGCGTCGCAGACCGGCGGAAAGCTCATCATCGATGGGCTGCCTGTCTCGAGCAATGGGCTGGCATTGGCCGGTGATTGGTTCGAGGTCAACGGTGAGCTAAAGAGGCTGACTGCTGACCTTAATTCAGACGGCTCTGGCAATGGGTATCTAATTTTCGAGCCGACTCTGCGATCATCCCCGGCCGATAATGCGCCGGTCATCTTTCGCTCACCGATGGGTAGGTTTATGCTTGCCTCTGAAAGTGTTGGCTACGAAACCCGCCCAGGCATCATTTCTGACATTGATTTGAGCCTGATGGAAGACATCACATGACCAGAGTTGTATCGGCTACAAATTCCACAGAGGCTGAAAAACTTTCAGTCATTGTTGTCATTTTGGCCGATCTTGATTTTTCCTCCGGCATGGTTCGCGTACATGACGGCAACGGCACGCTTTCATTTGGTGGAAACACCTATCTGGGCGTCGGCACTTTTGCCGGCATCGATGCGGTGGATGAGAATGTTGACTTCGTGGCGAGAGGAATAAAGCTCACGCTTTCCGGCGTGGACTCTGTTTTCGTTACGCCTACCATGAATGAGGTTTATCAGAACAGAACCGTGACGATGTATCTAGGATTCGTCAATGGCGCAACAGGCGCACTCATTGATGTTCCGGAGACGCTTTGGGAAGGTCGCATGAATCAAATGCAGATAAATATCGACAAAGGCTCTGCGGTCATTGAATTAACCTGCGAGCATAGACTGAGGCGAGAGCCAAGAATTGCGCGGTTTACAGACGCAGATCAAAAACTTGTCTATTCCAACGATAGTTTTTTTAACCTTCTTTCATCAATTCGCGGCTTTGTAAATCGATGGGGGTCAAGAGATGTCGCATATTCTGGCGGCGGCACTAGCGGTGGCGGTATCAACACGCCAACGAGGGAAAGATAATATGCGCCGCTATGATTGGGTTGAAAAGATGTGGCATACCATTGATGCGCACATCAATCAAGACTTCCGGTACGGCGAGCTCGACTGCTGTATCTTCGCCGCGCGCGTTGTCGACGCAATGTGCGATACGAAGCACGAGGAGCTTCTTAGAACGCATTATTCGGATGAGGATACCGCGATTGCCTATATTGAGGTCAGCGGTGGTCTACAAGAAGCAGTCTCAACATACCTCGGCAAAAGCTGCGATGGACGAGCGCAGCGCGGTGATGTCGTAATGTTTCGAGGAGAGCTCGGAGAAACTATCGGCATTTGCGTCGGACCTTATATCGCTTCCGTCTATCGCAATGGGATTGTGTTCCTACAGCGCGATAGCATCATTTGTCGCTGGGTGCTTTGATGCCGCAGGCAGTAACATCATTTTTTTATGCTGCATTAGCATCCTTTGCATACGCAGGACTTTCATATGCTGCGGCCGTTACTTTGTCTGTTGTTGCAACAGCAGCTGTTGTTGTGGGCAGTCTTTATGCGCTGCAAAAAATTAGTGAAGCGCTCATCGGGTTGCCGAAGCTTTCTCGGCCAGCACAAGATGTTGAGTATTCTGGGACCATAGAACCTCGAAGGATCATCTATGGAGAGATGTTGGTTGCCGGGATGAATGTCATCCCGCCTATGACTGTTGGCGAAAACAACGAATACCTTAATCAGGTACTTGCAGTTGCGGGGCATCAGTGTAACTCGCTGGGTCAAGTTTATTTCAACCGCGAGGCCATCGGAACCGTCAGTAGCATCACCGGCACAGACGACGATGGCAAGGTTACGACCGGCCGCTATTCCAACAAGGCTTGGGTGCGGCGATATTCGGGAACCGGCACTCAAACGGTCGACTACAAGCTTGCAACAGCATTCCCCTCGCAATGGACCGCGAATCATCGAGGGCAGGGTGTTGCTTATATTGCCTTGACTTATCAATTTGACGAGGAGGTCTATCGGCAAGGAAAGCCAGAAGTGACCTGCTTGGTGCAAGGCAAGAAAGTTTATGACCCGCGTTTGGATTCTACGCGCACCGGCGGCAGCGGCTCGCAGCGTATCTCAGACCCTGCGACTTGGGCTTTTTCGACCAACCCTGCTTTATGCCTTGCTGATTTTTTGTTCGACAATGCGCTAGGGCTTGGAGAATCCGACAGCCGCATCGATTACGACAAGGTGATGGATGCTGCCGATATTTGTGATGAAAATGTCACCATCCCCGGTTCCACAACGCAAAAGCGATACACTTGCAATGCTGTTTTGGTTGCGACTGACCCTTTTGAAGAAAATATCAAGGCTCTCGCGCAAGCAATGGCCGGGATCTGTTATTACTCGTCTGGAAAATGGCGTATGTACGCCGGAGCCTGGTCAGCGTCCGCCTTCACGCTTGGCGATAGTGATTTAATTGATGGCGGGATTTCTGTCGTGACCGCTTATCCTTACAAGGATCGCTACAACTCGGTGCGCGGAACCTTCATCGACAAAGACAATAACTGGCAGGCTACTGAATACACGCCAATCATAACTCCCAGCTATGTCACCGCCGATGGCGAAAAGGCGTGGCTTCAAACAGATTTTGTTTGCTGCACCAACCAATATGAAGCGCAGCGACACGCCATCCTGATAGCGCGTCGAAGCAGAAATGCTCAGGTTGCTACAGTTCGCTGCGGCCTTTCAGCCTTCAAAGTCAGGCCATTTGAGACAGGCACGGTAACATTCTCCGAGATCGGGTGGACCTCAAAATCTGTGCGATGCGAAGGCTGGCGCTTTGACCCTGCTGGCTTTGTGGAATTGAC